ACCAATTTGAAATGCAAATGATTGTAGCACAAAATGCACGAATAATACCTTAAAGAAATGAATGTACCATCACAAGATATAAAAGAAATGTTGGATGCAGAAATATTAGTTGATTCTACTGCAACTGCATTATTTCCAATAGAGAGAGCAGTACTTAATGAAAGGAAATCAAATTGTGTTGCAATACTAGATTTTTCTGGTAAGAAACCACAATTAACAATGGACAAAGCTAAGTATGAATTTCCAACTGTTCAAATTTTAGTTAAGAGTGTTGACTATGATGCTGGTTGGGAATTTACAAGTGCTATTATTGATTCATTGCATGGGAGATCACATGAAACATGGAACAGTACATATTATTCATTAATTGAATGTATGAATGGACCAACGTTTCTTAAAAGAGAAAACCAAAGAAGTATATTTGTAGCAAATTTTATGATACAAAGAAGGGAAGTCTAATAGTAAGGTAACTTACGCACTAATAAGTGCTTAGTATATTGTCGGGCAAAACGAGCGGTGGAAAAGTACTTTAACAGCTTTGATTTAATTATCAAAGGATACGATTTTTAAATTTAAAAAAATACTCTAAAATTAAATGTTATGAGTAGTAATGCAATAGCAGGAGTTGGAACGGTAGTCCAGAAATGGAGCATTGGAGATTCCGCATGGACAACAATCGCAGAAGTTACAAATATATCAGGTCCAGGAATGACAAGGGATTTGATTGAAGTTACTTCTTTAGATTCCACTGGTGGATACCGTGAGTTCATTGCAGGATTTCGTGATGGTGGTAATGTAGTTCTCTCAATGAATTACACAAGAGCAGGATTAGATGAATTTCTTGCGGATTTTGAAAGTGATGTACTTCAAAATTATGAGATCATATTACCAGATGGTACTTCGATTGAATTTGAAGGTTTTGTACAGGAATTTCCTTTAACAATACCAACTGATGCACAGGTAACAATGGAAACAACCATTAAGGTATCTGGCGCACCAACAATCAATTCAGGACAAAATTCAGCAGCACCAGCATAGTAATGTTGGTTTTAAATCTAATCAAGGTTTATTTTTATTTAAACTTATTTTTTATTAATCACATAAAATTTTAATAATGTCAGAATCAATTTTTTTAACAAAAGAAATGTTGTTGGAACAAAAAGATGTTTTAGCAATAGAAAAAGTAGAATTAAAGGATGGGAAAGGTGTTATCAGAGGGCATGTATTTGTCCGTGAAATGACAGCTAAAGAAAAAGACACATGGGAAGGTTCTTTACGTAAAGAGGTTCCTTCAATTGGTGGACAGAAAAGTGGTAAGCAACAAGTTGAGATTGCAATGAATCTTACAGATTACAGAGCGAAGTTAGCGATCTGTACTATCTGTGACGCACAAGGAGTACGCCAGTTTGACATGACGAAGAACACAATAACAAATCTAAGCGAGAAGTTAAGCGCAGCTAATATGGAGCGTATAGCTGATGCAGCAAGTTTGTTAAATAAGATAACTAAGGAAGATCAGGATGAGTTAACAAAAAACTCAGAAGCAGACCAGAACGACAGTTCCAATTCCGACTCTGCTTAAAGTTAGGTTTAGCACACCCTGATTATCTGTTAGATAAATTAACAGCAAGTCAAATAGCAGAATGGTACGCTTATGATAGGTTAGACCCAATAGGAGAAGTTAGAGATGATTTTAGAATGTCTTATCTGGCTTCGACTATTACTAACCTAGCAATAAGCATTCATGGCAAGAAAGGAGCTAAGATGACAAGCGTTAAGGACTTCATACTTAATTGGGATGAAAGTAAACCTAAAGGAACACAATCACCTGAGGATATGCTGAATATCTTTAAAGCAATGGCAGCAAGTTCTGAAAAAAGAACCCCAAAGGATTTAAAAAGTAAAAGAATACCAGCATCATTACAAAGGAAAGCATTACAAAATAAAAGTAAATAAAATGAATGTAGGAACATTAACCATATCTTTAACAGCAAGGACAGCAAGTTTAGCTAAAGCAGGGGCGCAAGTTAAAATATTTGAAAGAGGAATAGTTGCTTCTGTCCAAAGGATTAATGCAAGTATAGCATCAGTTGGTATGGCGTTTAGTGCATTGACAATACCTATTGCTGCTATTGGCATTGGTGCTACTAAGATGTTTGCAGAGTTTGAATTTTCTCTTGCTAGAGTGGAAGGACTTGTAGGTATTAGTCGTGAACAAACAATGCAATGGGGTGCTGAGGTTCTTGAATTAGCAAAAACTGTTGGAAAGAGTGCAAATGATATGGGTGAAGCTTTGTACTTTGTAAGTTCTGCTGGTATTAGAGGTGCGCAAACAATGGAAATTGTAAAGGCTTCCGCACAAGCTTCTGCTGCTGGAATGGGGGATACCAAAAAAATAGCAGATTTATTAACTTCTGCAATGAATGCTTATGGTGTATCTAATCTGACTACTGCGGATGCTATGGATACATTAGTAACTGCTGTGAGAGAAGGAAAAGTAGAAGCTTCTGATTTAATTCCAGCTTTAGGAAAGGTGTTACCAATATCTTCTGCAATGGGTGCATCCTTTAATGAAGTAGGTGCTGCAATAGCTGCAATGACAAGAACTGGTACACCTGCTAGAACTGCGGGAATGATGGTTCAACGTATGTTATTCTCCATTCAAAAACCTTCAAAGGATGCTCAAAAGACAATTATGGGTATGGGTAGTTCTTTTGAGGAACTTAGAGAGATAATTGCAACGAAAAAAGGAGGTATTCTAAAAGTATTACTTGAATTAAAACGACTTACTGAACAGTTTGGAGAAGAAAAGATGGCAAGAATCTTTCCTAATATACGTGCGTATTTACCTGCGCTCGATTTACTAGGTAAGAACTTACAGAAGAATAAATCAATTTGGATGTCCATGTTGGAACCTGCTGGTAATTTTAAAATATTAATGGATTCTGTTGCAGGTACATTCCAATATAAATTTGCTGTTGCAGTTAATGCAGCAGGAGAAGCTTTAATTCAATTAGGACACACATTCGCTGAAACTTTAATTCCTATTATTCAGCAGTTTGCACAAAAGATGCGTGATTTTAGTTCATGGTGGACTAATCTTCCAAGAGATATTCAACAATTAATAGTAAAGATTACTCTGATTGCTGGTGTTGTTGGTCCATTATTAATTGTATTTAGTGCGCTTGTTGGTGTTGTTACCACTATTGCGTCTGTTATATTTAGTGTTGGTACTGCTTTTATTGCGTTGGCAGCAGCAATATATTTAGTTACACAAAATACTAAGGAATGGAAGCAATGGTTAGATAATCTGCTTAATGAAAAAGAACTTGATGCGTACAAAAGAAGCTTAAAAACTGCGGAAGAATTATTTACTTCGTTTAGGCAATCCTTTCAAAAAACACAAGAAGGACAAAGTGAGCATATTAAAGGTATGCTCATTGATTTAGGTAAAGAGAATACTGCAATTAGACAATTATTTGCGGACTTTGATAAAGCCCCTGATTTAAAGGCACGACAAGATATAATGCTGCAAATGGTAACAGCTTCGGAGAAAGCATCAGCATTACAAAAACAAATTATTGCGGATGCAAATAAAAGCCAAGCATTTAGAAATGATTTAGAAATAAGAACAGGAAATAAAAAATTAAAAGGTAATACTGCAATAAGAGAATTAAATAGAATTACGGATGCTGCAACTGAAAATCGTTTATCTTTACTTGATCTTATGAATACAGTGGATACAAGTACAAAAATTACGTTTGGTGAGGCGCTTATTAATACTTTAAAAAAGATAAAAAAAGATGCCGATCCAGTATTGACATCAATTACAGAAATGCTTAAAGATTTTTTCAATGTTACTGGTACTTCTGCTGGTTCTTTTCCTGGAGGAGGTAATGTAGATGTGACTAAGGAGGCAAGGAAGAACCTTAAAAATATGGAAAAAGCATATTTGATGTTTGAGAAAGAACGAGAACAATACCTTAATCCAAAAGAAGATTTATTTTCAAATTTCAATAAACAGTTAGCTGCTCAAATACCTAAAACAGGTGGTTTTGTTAATTCTATG